CAGGGTCTTCTGGATGGCGGCGCCGATCTGGCGCAGGGTGACGGCAAACAGGTCCAGCTTCTGGAAGCGGACGGCCTCATAGGAGGCTACCAGCATTCTGCCGCGCTTGTGCAGATTGATGAGGTGGTCCTTGGTGCGGATCTCGGTGATGGGGATCTCGGCGCCCTCTGCCACGTCGGAGAGCTCCAGAGCATCGGCATCGGTGTCGGTGTAGATGCTGCGGTAGTCCATGGCGTCGATGACGCTTCTGGTGGCAACGATCTTGCTCAGCAGGTCCTCACCCTGCATACCGGCGCGGACGGTGCGGCTGATGTACTCGGGGAAGAGCACGGCGGAGTCCATGGTGGAGAAGAACTTCTCCACGCTGTCGGAGTTGGGGCCGGACAGGCGGATGCCGAAGCGCTTGATCTGACGCTGGAAGGCGTCGGAGCCCTCCAGAGCGGTGCCGCGGTAGTTTTCACTGGGGTCCAGGGCCTCCAGGACCTGGCTGAAGGTCTTGCCGGACTCGCGATACATGCCCTTTTCCAGGCGCAGATTGTCAAATGCCATTGTGAATTCCTCCTTATTCTTACAGGAACAGGCCGATGGTGCCGGCCTGCTCGTCAACCTCAACCACCAGGTACTCTCTGCCGCCCAGCTCGGCGACCTTGACGCCGCCCTCGCCGTTGGCGCACAGGAAGTGGAAGCCCGGGGCGCGGATCACGCCGGTGTAGGGCAGGGTGATGTAGCCTGCGATCTGCACGGTGGCCAGCTCGCCGCGGACGGCCTTGGTGACGCCAATGAAGGTCTCTTCGTCGGGTGCGTCGCTGGCGATCCAGTTGCTTTGGGTGTAGCAGACCTTGCCCGGGGTCAGGGTCTCGCCTGCCTCCATGGTGATGTACTTGGCGTCAATGCCATTGAGAAAAATGCTCATTGTGTTTTCCTCCTCAGATTCGGTATTCCGGTTCAATGCCGGTTGCATGCTCCTTGCGCGGCATCAGCTGCACGCGGGGCGGGTAGCGGTGTTCGTAGTGTCCCTGCAGGCTGCGTTTCAGCTGCAGCAGGTGCTCATGCTCCAGATTGCGGGTTATGGCGGCCATCAGCGTCTCGTCCAGGGCGGGGTCCAGCTGCAGGGCCAGCTCGGTGATCTCGCCCTTCAGCGCGGCCAGATACGCCCGGCCCAGCTCGGCCTGCTTTTCCAGCTGCTTTTCGGTGTCCGAAAAGCCCTTGCGCACGCCCGCCGCCGGCTGTGCCGGCACCGCCACGAAGGAGAATTCGTAGGCGTCCACGGGATCTGCCAGAATGGCAAGGCAGGTCTCGCTGCCGTAGCGCTCGCCCTTTTTGTGGGCGCACTCGCCATAATTGGCGCCGCAGATGCTGCAGCGGCGCGTTGCCATGGCGCAGCCCACGGAGACCTCCTTCTTGATGCCGGCCTCGATCTCGGCCACCAGAGACTCCTCGCTGCGCAGGGCATAGCACCAGGCGCGGATGGCCGTGGCGGCGCCGTCAGCCACCAGCTCGGTGTCGAAGATGCGGGCGATCTGCTTTTCCGCCGACCAGTCGTGATCCATCACGCCGGTCTTGCCCCGGAAGAGCTCCGCCAGGGGTGCCAGGGCGGCGGTGTCAAAGCGCTCGAAGTCCCGGTCGGGGCGGTCATCGCACAGAATCACCGAAAAGACGTACACGTCCTCGGCTGTGAGGGTGCCTCGGGCCAGGGCGTTGATTTTCTCCAGCTGAAGGGCGTTGGGTGCGCCGGAGGGTGCGGCCGAGGCCGCTTTTGTGATCTTCATGCCTTACTTCCTTTCCTTTGCTTGTTCCAACTGCTGCGCCTGGGCGCGGTAGAGCGCCGCCCGGGCCTCCTCCACGGTGTCCGTGAGGCTGATCTCATCCTAGACGATCTTCACGGGGCAGCTGCGGCCCTTGCGCAGCAGATGCTGCCGGAAGATGCGCTCCAGCACCGGCTCTACGGTTCTGCGCAGGGCCCATAGCTCGCTGGTCAGAAGATCCGCCTGCTGGGCACTCATGCGTTCGGTGGTGGACCAGCTTAGGCCCAGCAGGAAGGGCGGCAGGCCCGTCTTGGCCACGATCTGCTCCAACAGCTGCCGCACCGGCACCTGAGAGTCCAGAATCGGTCCGTCGGCGCCGATGACGCGGATGTCCACGTCGCCCACCGCCACGAAGTCGCTGACCTGGCCGGAGGAGCCGGACATGGCTTTCGCCCACTCGGCGGCCATAGCCTCGCTGCGCGCGGCGGCCTGGCCGTCGGGATCCGAGCGGCAGATGACGCTGTAGCGTACGTCGCCGGCGCGCTCCCAGTTGCTGCCCACGGTGCGCCAGATGCGCGATAAAAGCTCCGTGAAGTACGGCAGACCCCGCAGAAGGCTCACGCCGTAGGGGTTCTGGGGCTCCGGGCGCAGGGTCGTGAAGAGCAGCAGCTCCTGATAGGGCAGCACCGTGGGCTCCATGCCGTCCATCAGGGCCAGTTTCACGTCCAGGGGATTTCCCTCGTCGATGACGCAGACCTCCGTCACGTCGCCCCAGACCACGGCCCGCAGGCCGTCCGGGCCGGGGACCATCTCGCCGATGGCCCTGCCGTACATCAGAAGCGAATCCAGATACGCCGCCAGAAAGGCGTCCAGGCCCCTCTGGGCCCGGCCGCAGTCCACGGTGCGCTGGAACTCGGAAAGCATGGCGTCGAGGGCCTCGTTGCCGGTCTCGGCGTGGAAACCACCGGACAGGCTTACAAGTTTTGCAATGGCTGCATCCAGAATGGGCAGGCTCTGCCGCGCCTGGCGGTACAGGCGCGCCTCGCCCATGTCGGTGACGGCCCGCAGGGAGTCCTGCCACCAGGCGCTGCGCCGCAGCTGGGCGGTGACGCCGGGTTCTGCCTTGCGCTTTTTGGAAAACGGGTTTTTCATTGTTTCACCTCCTCTCGTCGATGCGCGGCATCACTTATCTTACCTTGCCGCGAGCGGCAAGGCGCTTTTCGTGAGCCGGCATCTCCTCTCCAAAACCGACCCGCTTCGCTGGGCTCGGTTTTGGTTTTGCGGCTTTCGCCGCACAAATGACAACCGCTCCGCTGGGTTGTGATTTGTTTTTAGGGAAAAACTTACAAGGTTTGTCATCCCGAGCGAAGCCGAGGGATCTCGCCGTTGGATGTCGTAAGTAGTTCTTACAACCGTAAGTACTTTCGGTTTTGTTCGTAGGGGCGTGCATTGCACGCCCGCCGGGAGACCAATGGTCGCCCTACTTTTATGCCGGTAGGTGCACTACCCTCTACCCCTCGCCACGCTCTTTGCCGCAAAGCCGCCGGGGCGCTGGGAGCAGATGCTCATGCAAAAGTAGCGCACCTCATCCATGGCATGGTCGTGCTGCTTCTTCACCCGATCCCCCGCCGCGCCCTCGTCCCAGCAGTACAGGTCAAATTCCCGCAGGCAGTCGGTGCAGGTCTCGCAGATGACCACCTTGCCGCTCTTTAAAAGGTCGCCCGTGCGGCGGATGCCCGTGAGTACATCGTTGTTGGCCTTCTCCACCTGCCAGCCGTTCTGTTTTAAAAGGGTGATGAAGCTGGCGGCGGAGGGATCCACGATGACCTTTTCGATGGCCCGTTTGCCCGCCAGGGCCGTGAGGGCGGAAAGATACTCCGAGTCCGTGCACTGCCTGCCCTCCCGCCTGGAGTCGTAGTAGTACTCGCTCACGCGGTAGTAGACCCCGTCCTTCTCACCCCAAAGGCCGAAGGAGGCCGGGTTGGCCGTGCCGTAGTCGCAGCTGATGAAAAAGCGGGAAAAGGGGCCGTCCGGTACGGGTTTTGCCATTTCCGGGGAGAAAAAGTCGTAAACTCTGCCCTGGGCGCCGGCCCAAAGGCCTTTGACGAAGCGCTCGTAGAACACGCCGGAGTAGAGCCGCTCGTAGCGCTGCCGGATTTCATCGGTGAGGGAGGGGTTGTCGGCCATGGTGAAGTGCAGACGCAGGGCGCCGCGCTCTTCGGCCTTTTCGATCCACTCCCGATAGAACCAGTGCTGGGGCCCTTCGGGGTTGCAGTTGAAGAAAAG